GTCTTGCTTTTCCATACAATGAAATGGTTAGAGAATGGAATGGTGCGTTAGTACATAACTCAGAGTATGAGCCTAAACAACCACAGCTACAACCTAAACCAACTAATGCAGACCCACAAGCTTTACAAAGAGCAAGACCTGCAAGAACAGAATTTGCAACAGAAGATTTTTTACCAAACAATCCTTTTTCTATTCCAAGCCAATCTAAAATTTTAACCGTTAATGCTGCCAACAGTAAGTTAGTAAATGGAGATATTGTAAGACTTAGAGATCTTAAAACTCCTGTGGATAGTCCAACTTTTTCTAACTCTGTCCCGATTGTAGAGGTAGAATTATCAACCACACTTACAGCAGATATTACAGAAACAGCAACTTCAATTACTGTGGCGGACACACAATGGTTCCCTAATTCAGGTTATTTTGTTATTGAAAAAATTAATAGCGAAACAGGTATGTATGAAAATGAGACAATTAAATTTAGTTCTATAAATCGTGGGACTAATACATTTACAATTGAACAAAGAGGGACTTCTGCTTCTTTTAGAGGGCAGTCTCCTGCACCAACAACAGCTAGTTCTCATCCTTCTGGAGCTAAAATATTTGGTGGTTGGGAAGTAACTATGGTACAAACAACTTTTGTTAATGACGCTAATACTACTATTACTGAAGAAAATAGTTTTACAATAAGTCTAGATGGTGGAGGCATTGTACCTGGTGATTTATCAGGCGGTGGTTTACAGTGTACATACGGACCAATAAATGATAGAGCTTAATTATGTCAGGAATTTCAATTTATACATACGATACACTTAAACAAGCAATCAAAGATTATACTGAGGTTGATGATGCTGTATTTACAACAGCTATCTTAGATGGTTTTATAATGGCTGCTGAGTATAGAATTAATAATGAGTTACCTATGGACTCTGATAGATTTGTACAAGAAGGTACATTATCTACAAATAATAATACAATTAATTCCCCAGCTGGTGCTTTATTTATTAGAGGTGTTGAAGTATTTAATTCAACAACTGATTCTACGGGTACGGGTAGTTGGTTAGAAAAAAAAGATCAAACATATTTATCTGAATATACAGATAGATTAACTGGACCAGAAGGTGACCTAACTGCACAAGATGTAACTGGTTTTCCTAAGTATTATGCTATGTTTGGTGGTGCTACACTTAAGACAGATACTACATCTGGAGGGTTGTATATAGCTCCTACACCAGACGCAGCTTATAAGTTTAGAATATATTTTAATAAAATGCCTGTAGGATTAGGATCAGGAAATGATGGAAACGCTACTACATATATAAGTAACTACTTTCCACAAGGACTATTGTATGCTTGTTTAGTAGAAGCATTTGGGTTCTTAAAAGGTCCTATGGAGATGTTGACATTGTATGAAAATAAGTATAAAACTTCAATACAACAGTTCGCAGGAATGCAAATTGGGAGAAGAAGACGAGACGATTACACTGACGGTACTGTTAGGATACAAGTCAAATCACCTTCACCGTAAATAAATTAGGAGATAAAAATTATGGCAATAACATCAGCAGTATGTAACAGTTTTAAAGCAGAAGCTTTAAAAGCAGTACACAATTTTACAGCATCATCTGGAAACACATTTAATTTAGCATTGTACACAAGTAGTGCTACATTAAATAAATCAACTACGGCTTATACGACTTCAAATGAAGTAGCTAACGGAAATGGTTATACTACTAAAGGAATTGCACTTACAAGTGTAACACCCGTTTTATCAGGTGATACAGCAGTTTGTGATTTTGCAAATGTATCTTTTACATCAGCTTCATTTACAGCAAACGGTTGTTTGATTTTTAATGACACAGCATCAGGTGATCCTGCAGTTTGTGCAATTGCATTTGGTGGAGATAAAACTGTAACAAGTGGAACTTTCACAATAGAATTTCCAGCAGCAGACGCATCAAACGCTATACTTAGAATAGCATAAGGAGTTACTCCTTATGGCTAATACTTGGAATCAATCCGGTACAACCTGGGGATCAAACCAATGGGGCGAGCAAGGTCCTACTGTAGTTTCTTTAACAGGTCTAAGCACTACTTCAAGTGTAGGTAGTTTAACTCTTACATTAGATGTTGATCTAGGTTTAACAGGACTTTCAACAACTTCTTCAATTGGATCATTATCTCCAACAACAAGTCTTTCACTAACACCGACAGGACAATTAGCAAGTTCTTCAACTGGATCATTATCTCCAGCAATTAGTCTTTCACTAACACCAACAGGGTTTTCAACAACTTCCGCAGTTGGATCATTATCTTCAACAACAAGTCTTTCACTAACACCGACAGGACAATTAGCAAGTTCTGCATTAGGTTCTGTAGGTTCAATAGATGGTCAGATAATGGGTCTAACCGGGCTCTCAACGACTTCTTCGGTTGGATCAGTATCAGTTCTATCAAACGAAGAAGCATTACTAGATGGTCAATCAGCAACTGTTTCTTTAGGGGGTGTAATTTTATTTACTGGGGCTGTACTAACTCCAGCTGGCGTACTATCAACTTCCGCAGTTGGATCATTATCTCCAGCAACTAGTCTTTCATTAACACTAACAGGACAACAAGCATCTTCGGCTGTAGGATCTATTGTTCCTGCAATAGGAGTTCCATTAACAGGAGTTAGTGCTACATCTTCAGTAGGTTCTTTAACTGTAGAAATAGGAGTTCCATTAACAGGAGTTTCATTAACATCATCTGTTGGTTCTGTGCAAACTGAAATAGCTGTTCAATTAACAGGAGTTTCCACAACGTCATCTGTAGGTGCTGTTTCATTTTCTATAACTGAAATAGTAGAATTAACAGGAATATCAACAACATCTGCAGTGGGTTCAATTTCACCTTCGAATGTAATGGGTTTAACTGGATTATCGACAACATCTAGTGTAGGGTCTATCACTCCTGCAATAGGGGTTCCATTAACCGGTGTACAGGCAACGTCTGCAGTGGGTTCAATTTCACCTTCAGATGTAATGGGTTTAACTGGATTATCAACAACATCTAGTGTAGGAAACATTATTGTACTGGGCTATCAAGATATTGACATAGTAGGAAATACATCATATACAGATGTAACACATGTAGCTTAGGAGAACAAAATTATGGCATCAACTTTTACAGATCTTGGTTTAGAATTAATGGCAACTGGCGAAAATGCCGGTACTTGGGGAACAAAAACTAACGCTAATTTAAGTCTTATTGAACAATTAACTGGTGGATATTTATCTTTAGCTGTTGCCGGATCAGGAACTACAGCTTTAACAATAGCAGATGGTGCTTTAACAGGTACTGCTCAACAAAGAGTTATAGAATTAACAGGAGCTCTTACAGGATCAAGAATTTTAACAGTCCCTCTTCTTACAGAAACTTTTTATTTTATTAAAAATAGCACAACTAATGCACAAACATTACAGCTTAAAGCAGTTTCCGGTTCAGGTGCAACAGTTACTTGGGCAACTACTGATAAAGGTTGGAAAATTATTTATGTAGATGGTGTAGCAACTAACACAGGTGTTTACGAAATTCCTATGACATCAGTAGATGATGTAACTCTTACAGGAACACAGACTTTAACAAACAAGACAATCAACGCCTCTCAATTAGTTGACGGAAGTATCGCTACTGCAAAATTAGCCGATGATTTGGTGACATTAGCAAAAATGGCTCCAGGTACAGATGGTAATATTATTTCTTATGATGCAAGTGGTAACCCAGTTGCAGTTGCAACAGGAGATGCGGGACAGGTTTTAACTTCAGCAGGTGCCGGAGCCCCGCCTACTTTTACAACCGTAGCAGGCAGAACTGGTGCAGTATCTTGGGATACAACAGTTAAGACAGGAAACTTTACAGCAGCTAATGGCGTAGGATATTTTGTAAATACAACTAGTGGTGCAATTAATGTAACTCTTCCAGCAGGAAGCGCAGGTGATGTAATTGCAGTAAAAGATTACGCAAATACTTTTGATACAAATGCAGTAACATTAGTTAGAAATGGTTCAGATAAAATTGGTGGTACAGCAGTTAATGCAACTTTATTAACAGAAGGACTAGCTGTTACATTAGTATTTATAGATGCAACACAAGGTTGGTTAGTAACAGATTCAGGCTTACAAAGTGATTCACCTACATCACTGTTTGTAACAGCAACAGGTGGAACAGTTACTTGTTCAGGAGATTATAGAATTCACACATTTACAGGTCCAGGAACTTTAAGTGTATCTTGTGCAGGTAATGCATCAGGATCAAATACAGTAGATTATATGGTAGTCGCTGGTGGCGGAGGTGCTTTTGGAGCTAACGGTGCTAACTCTGGTGGCGGAGGTGGTGCAGGAGGTTTTAGAGAAACAACTGGATGTGGTTATACATCTAGTCCATTAGGTTCAGGTGTTTCATCTGTACCTGTCTCAGCTACAAGTTATCCAATAGTAGTAGGTGGTGGTGGTGCAGGTTCAACAGATAATGGTACTCCATCAGCTGGTTCTAATTCATCGGGTTTATCAATTACATCTGCTGGTGGTGGTGCAGGTGGTCCTTCACAAGCAGGTCCTGGAGTAGGTAATCCAGGTGGCTCTGGTAGTGGTGCCGGTGGTGGTGCTCCTGCAGCTAGAGCAGCTGGATCTGGAAACACTCCTCCCGTAAGTCCGCCTCAAGGTAGTGATGGTGGAGCTAGACCATCTCCTACAGGTCCAGATCATCAAAGTGGTGGTGGTGGTGGTGCAACCGCAGCAGGAACAGCTGCTTGTGCTAGTCCTTTAAGTGGTGTCGGTGGAACAGGTGCAACAACTTCAATTATAGCAAGTCCGACAGCTTATGCAGGTGGTGGTGGTGGATCTGGATTTAGCCCTCAATTCCCTAATGCTCCTGGACTTGTAGGTAACGGTTCTTCTTGTGGAACAGGTGGTTCTGGAAGTGTTACTCCTGGTGGCTCTGGAACAGGTGAATCAGGAACAACTAATAGAGGTGGTGGCGGTGGTGCTGCATCTTCAAATTCAGGTGCTTGTAACCAAGGTGGCGCTGGTGGTTCAGGTGTAGTAGTAATAAGGTACAAATTTCAATAGGATATAAGGAGAATAATTATGGCACATTTTGCAAAAATAGGATCAAATGGAAAAGTTATTCAAGTATTAACTTTAAATGATAAGGACATGTTAAACGCTGATGGCGTTGAGGATGAATCTGTAGGTCAACAATATTTAGAGACACATAATAATTGGCCAGCACAGATGTGGATTCAAACATCTTACAATACAATAAAAAATACCCACAAAGATGGCGGTACAGCATTTAGAGGAAACTATGCAGGTCTAGGTTTTACTTGGGACGAAGATGATCAAATCTTTTGGCCTAAAAAACCATATGCATCTTGGGTAAAAAATAATTCAGAAGCTAGATGGGAATCACCAATCGGTGACGCTTCAGAACTAACAGAAGAACAGATTTCACAAAATATAGCAGAGACCCATAGATGGGAATATGTTTGGAATGAAACTAATACAACTTGGGACTTGACAGACAGTAAAGCATAAATTAAGAAAGGTGGTGGTATGCGAAAGAAAGTATTAAGTGAACAGAGTTTATTCTATGGTAATATTGATATGCCAAAAGGTTTTGAAATAGACCAAGAAAAACTTACTAACGATATTTTACAATCTACTTTTAACTCTAAAGATTTTCCATTTTCAAGAACTTGGGATATGTTGAATACTTATATGAGAGATTTTACCGGTCTTGAACATGGTATTGTTTTAATTAACAAATCAACGTGGGGAAATATCTATAAACCCAATGAGACAACAACTCCTCTATTAAATATTGATCCGGTAGATTTACGAAACTCTCCAGATTTTACAATGCTTTATGGTGTCAAAGTTAAAGATTGTTTTGTTAGAATACATTTTGATGATAATAGACGTAAAGGAAGAAGTTGGGATATAGAACTTAAAGACAATATGTTTATAATGTTTCCATCAACTAATATGTATTACCTAACCAATAATCAGAAAGATAGTTTAAATTTTATACAAACAATAACTTATGACTATATCTAATTATTACTGGTATTTTAAATCAGCAATACCACCAAAAATATGTGATGACATCATAAAATATGGGTTAACACAATCGGAAACTATGGCAAGAACAGGTGGTTATGGTAATAAAGAATTAACTAAAGATCAAGTCAGAGACATGAAAAAGAAACGAAACTCTGATTTAGTTTGGTTAAATGATAATTGGATTTATAAAGAACTACATCCTTATATCCACAAAGCAAATAAAAATGCTGGTTGGAACTTTGAATGGGATAGATCTGAATCTTGTCAGTTTACAAAATATAAATTGAATCAATATTATGATTGGCATTGTGATTCTTGGGATAAACCTTATGAAAAAGAAGGTCCTGATAATGGTAAAATTCGAAAACTATCGATGACTTGTCAATTAACAGATGGTTCCGAATATGAAGGCGGTGAATTAGAATTTGATTTTAGAGACTATGAACCTCATATGAGAGAAGAAGCTAAACACCTGAAACAAGCAAAAGAGATACTTCCTAAAGGATCTATCATTGTGTTTCCATCATTTGTGTGGCATAGAGTTAAACCCGTAACTAAAGGAACAAGATATTCATTGGTGATGTGGAACCTAGGATATCCATTTAAATAATATGTATATAAATAATTACTTTAACACAACGATTTGGTCAGAACAAAAACCAGAATTTATAAAATCTTTAACAAAAGCTACTAACAAATATATTAAAGCTGCTAGAAATTTTCCAGAAGCTAAAGCACATATAAAAAAGTTAGGAGACTTTGGAAGAAGTTATCACTCAACACCCCTTACAGCCGATAATAATTTTAGAGACTTTAGAGATTATATTGGTCAAAAGTCTTGGGAATATTTAGATCATCAAGGTTATGATATGCAGCAATACACTACTATGTTTAGTGAGATGTGGGTACAAGAGTTTGCTAAAAAAGGTGGTGGACATCATTCAGCACATGTTCATTGGAATCAACATGTATCGGGTTTTTATTTTTTAAAAGCAAGTGATAAAACATCTATGCCAGTATTTCACGAACCACGTACTGGAGCGAGATCTACTAAATTAAAAATGAAACCAAACCAAAAAGGTGTATGGCCAGGTTCAGAACTTGTTCATTTTAAACCTACACCTGGAACTTTAATTATATTTCCAGGATATTTAGAACATGAGTTTAGTGTAGACTTTGGAATAGAACCTTTTAGATTTATACATTGGAATATTCAAGCAGTACCTAAAGAAATGGCTAAAGATGTCGTTTAAAAAAAATAAATACGTAATCATAAAACAAGCAATAGATAAAGATTTAGCTTTATTCTTATACAACTACTTTCATATGAAGAGACAAGTATTAGATACTTGTAGTAATGCTAGATACATTTCACCTTATGAAACATTACTTGGTGAGTATGAACCAGCAGATGGTCAAATCCCACATACTTATTCAAGTTATTCAGATATAGCAATGGAGACTTTAATGTTAAAGTGTCAACCTATTATGGAAAAGACTACAGGATTAAAATTATATCCAGCTTATACTTTTGCAAGAATTTATAAAAAAGGTGACGAACTTAAAAGACACAAAGATAGATTTAGTTGTGAAATATCTACTACTATGAATTTAGGTGGTGATGATTGGACTATTTATTTAGAGCCATCTGGAGAGATTGGCAAAAAAGGTATTAGGGTAGATTTAAAACCAGGGGATATGTTAGTCTACAGTGGTTGTGAATTAGAGCATTGGCGAGAAAAGTTTAAAGGCAAAGATTGTGCCCAAGTATTTCTTCACTATAATAATAGAAAAACTCCAGGATCTAAAGATAATATGTTTGACAAACGTCCACATTTAGGTCTTCCATCTTGGTTTAAACGATGATATATCCTGTAATGGGACAGTAATCCACCATACCTACTGTCCCTTTATAGGTATTATATATGTTACAAAAATTAGGATTTGCTCCAGGATTTAACAAACAAGTAACCGAAACAGGGGCCGAAGGTCAATGGTTTGATGGAGACAACGTACGTTTTAGATACGGTTCACCAGAAAAAATTGGCGGTTGGGAACAGTTAGGCACAGAGAAATTAACTGGTGCCGCAAGAGCTATACATAATTGGGATGATAATATAGGTGTAAAATATTCTGCAATTGGAACTAATAGAATTCTTTATGTTTTTTCAGACGGTAAATACTATGATATCCATCCTATAAGAACCACAATTACTGGCGCAAATTTTACAAGTACGGCAGGATCAGCAACAGTCACAATAACTGTTTCATCTAATCATGGTTTGTTAGGTAATGATATAGTATTATTTGATGCTGTTTCTGGGTTATCTGGATCTACTTTTACAAATGCCACATTTGAAGATGAGAAATTTATGGTAACTTCTGTACCAAGTAGTACTTCTTTTACAATTACAATGGCCACTAACGAAGCCGGCACACCTGTAACCAATGCGGGATCTGCATCAATTCTTTGTTATTATAATGTAGGATCTTCTACACAAAAATCTGGTTTTGGTTGGAGTTCAGGTCTATTTGGTGGTGTAACAAACGGGGCCGTAACTAATACTCTTGCAACAACTTTATCCGATACAACTACAACTAACATTGTTCTTACTAGTTCAAACGCGTTTCCGGCATCGGGGACCATAAGAATAGGTACAGAAGATATATCTTACACAGCAAATAACACAGGGACCAATACTTTAAGTGGAGGTGCTAGAAATGTAAACGGTACAACAGCTACAACGCATTCATCAGGTGCAACAGTTACAAATATTACAAATTACAACGGCTGGGGTCAAGCTTCGTCGACTACACAGTTTACACTTAATCCTGGTTTATGGGTTCTTGATAATTTTGGTACAAAATTGATTGCTCTTATATACAATGGAGAATGTTTTGAATGGGATGCAACAGCAGCAAATTCTTTAACTACTCGGGCAACAATTATATCTGGAGCACCGACGGCCTCACGTCA